CGCCCTCCCGGCACAGGGTCGCCATGATGCGATGCAAGTTTTGGAGCAGTTGCTTTTCGTCCGTGGTGTTTGCGTCCATTAACTCTATCAACTGCCCAGCAGTCAACTCGTCCGTGAACACGGTTGGAATCCACCACTTGCCCCCGGCTTTGAACTTTCGCTTGTACCCAAGGGCAGGCAATGCGTTCCACTCGCTGATAATGGCCTTGTAACGCTTTAGGACGCTCTTGGCGGACATCTCTCGGACAAGTGATATGTCCACCCCCTCAACGATTGCGACGACTCCTGCACGCTTGTCGTAGTCCCCAAGGACGCTTGAAAACTCAATGGCTCCGATGCGTTGGAACTGGTCAATGGTCAGGTCTTGGAGTTTCATGGGTCAGTAGTTTATGTAGTAGCCGTACACCGCATCCCCAACGAGCAATTTCAGTTCGGGGTATCTCAACGCCATTACTTCGGGGGTCAGGTCGGGTTGCCAATGCGTTTCGTACACATTCCCTTCCCATTCGCCCTGCCTGTACATATAAGGCACGGCAATCATGACCCTCTTGCCATTCATTCGGGTAAGCAGGTCCCTCGCCTCGTTAAAGGTTAAATGCTCAAAAACATCGCCCATAATCAGGTAGGTGTAGGCCGAAAAATCGAACTCACGAATATCCCCAATATGCAGGGTTTGGTAAAGGTCCTGCAAACCGAATCGGCTGACATACGGTTCATGAATCTCGATGCCGTCCATCTTGATTTCGGGAAGCAGCAGGGCGTAAGTTCCGCAACCGCATCCAATGTCAAGCACCCGGTCGGATTCAGTTAGAACCGAGCGGATATGGTTGGCAATGAAGTCCTTGTGGAACGGGTGTGAGTAGGGCATATTATCCGATTTGAAGTCCATCGGCTATCTTCTTGGCCGTGCTGGAGTGGTTTGCTTTGTCAAGGTATTGCCGGAACTCCCAATCCGAGTTCATCTCAACGGGCGTGATGTAGTAGGGCAGATGCCTCACCTCATAGGGGGTCATCGTCCTCGCACCGCTAATGCATACTTGGTAGGTGTCGGCATGGTAGAAGGCGAAGGTCGTATCAACTGGAGCCAAGCGAAGGTTTCCATAGGTCGGTTGCTTGTGGTAGCGATGTTCAGCAGGTTGGAAGAATAGGGCGTTTTCGGGAACATCGTCAACACGAATGCCGAGGCCAATTTTGTCCTTGACGTTGAACTGCACCCCGTTAAAGTCCTTGGCTTCTTCGTCCCGGTAGATGTAGGGGTACGAAGGCGAATCGTACCAAAGTTCACGCATCCGTACGATGGTGTCGTCAGGGCAAGCCGAAAGGTCAAGGTCGGGGTCGGTTACGATGTAATCGGGGTAGCCAAAGTCATTCCTAAGTCTTTTGTCAACCCCAAGCCTCCATGCCACAAGATGTCCCAAGTTCTGCCCGGTACGGACCACCGAAACGTCCTCGTTACCTTTGAGCGATTCGTACCACTCCAAGGTAGGGCCGTAAGTTGAACCGTTGTCAATGATGATGATGGGACCGCATTCCTTCATCCGTTGCAGTTCCTTGACCATTGCCTTGGGCCAAGTGAAAAGATTAAAGTTGGTAATGAGGATGGGGACCTTCATGCTAAAACGTGATTACAAACTTTTCGGGACCCGGCCAACCGGGGTTCGTGTCGTAGACCTTTGTGTCAGGCTTCTTGCCAATCCAATGCTCTGCCTGCCAGCGTTGCTTGCGTTCCGGCTCACCCAGTTCCTTGATGTGGCTCGACTTGGCCCACCAATAGGTTCCACCAAAATAGGGGTAGCCTTCGGGGTTGTTGTGGTCCGCCATGTGAGGGAACTGCTCCTTGGTAATCCAATGGCAGCCTACGGCATCGACTCCTTCGAGCAGTTGCAAGCAGCGTTCCCAAGCCACGACGTTGAAGAAGGTCATGCTGCGATTCCAAAGTTGGTTGATGAGGGACGGGTCGCTTGCCCCCTTGGTGTGGGCGTACAGGTACACGGCTTCCTCTTCCTGCGAGGCCCGGTACATTTCGGTCAGCGTCGCCTGCTCCCAAGCGTTGGTTCGGGTTACTACGACCTTGACCTTCTCGGCCACCATTGACCCTTCCAGCACCTCCTTGACCGCTTTGCGTTGTTCGGGTGGTCCGACAATGCCTACACGAATCTCGTCCAAGACATTGATGAGGCCGTAATTGCAGACCGCCATCATGTGCTGGTTGAGTATCAACTGCCAGTTGCCTCCGCAGTAGATGTGGTAGTAGTGAACGACTTTCATGAGTTTATGAAAGTCATCATGACTGGTTCAAAATTGTCCTCAAAATACTGCTTTGCAACAAGCCATTGGTCGTCATGGTTCTTGGGGTTTCGGGCAATCATGTCCCCAACCTTCGGGCTTCCATTATCCCTATCGGCTTGCGATATTGATATTCTTTCGGATAATTCTTCGCCTTCCTGAAAAGGCCGAAGTTCCGCAATTTGCTTTCTTCGGTATTGTTTAAACTCGCTCATAAGGTCCAAAGGAGGGTTAGAAGGGTGAGGATAAAGAAAACGGCTGCAATCGTCTTGCCGATTTCGATTAGCAGGTCAAGGATGCGTTCGGGGTTCATTTAAGCAGTAATAAAATCTTTCATATTGTTTAGAGGTTTAGTACCGCAAAGTTAAACCACAACATACTTCCCTGAGTTACTGACCCGTAACTTATTGAGTGCCACATACCGCATAGCGTCGCAGGCGTGGTTGAACGAGTCAATCGGGACCCCCGTGTTCTTGCCTTCCTTATCGGTTGCCCAAGTGTAGGAGCGCAGTTCCTTGATGAGGTTGGTGGAATCCTTGGTAACCTGCAATTTAAAGCGTTTCAGGATGTCGATGCCGTTCCGAACCGAATCGGGGCCTTTCTCTGCCGGCTTGATGTTAAAGCCTAACCGATAGATTTCCTCGATGCTCTTGGGTTCTGCTGAATCCGCCACGATTTCCCAAGCCCTTGTGATGCCCAGCGTCCGCAACTTGTCTGCGATGTCTTGGTTGGTCAGGCCCGTGGAGTACAGTAGTTCCTGCACCAAGAGGCAGTCCCCTTGCCGGTAGATGGCGACCAAGGCCGTAGGGTCGTTGCTAAAGCCCCAGTCAAGCCCAAGGGCGACGAATTTCGCACGGCTGACATCTATACCCTCAACGACCTCGAAGTCCTCGTATATCGCACCCTGAAGCGTCCCGACCTGACCGAGGCCATAGACCTTCCACCAGTTCGCCCAATAGGCTGACGTTTCGGCTTTGGTTCGGTTCAGTTCGATATCCCTCTTGATGGTATCAGGCAGAGCCTCGTTGTCGTTGTAGGTTAGGATTATCAGTTCTGCATCCTGTTCGGGCAGGACCTCCGTATGCGCCCAAAATTCGTGGGTCGGGTTGAAGTCGATGTAGATGGCCTCGCTGGTACGGATTGCCAACTGGTAGTAGGACTCGAAGTCAATGTTGTTCGCCTCGTTGATGTAGACGACCTGCCTCCTTGCCCCTCGGAGCCGTGCCTCGGAATCGGCCGAAAAGAACTCAATGATTGAACCGTTGGCAAAGTGATAGGTGAGCAGGGTCTTGTTCCATCGGTCTGCGACCCATCGGCCCGTCCATTGCATGACCTTGGCGAAGTCCTTGATTGCACCCCTCCGTAGGTGGGGAATGGATTCGGATACGACCGAAATCTCGGTCTTGTTCTTTGCTGCGATGTCTATGAGGACCGCAAGGATGGCGAGGGTCTTGCCTGCACTTGTTCCGCCTTGGATGACCTTCTTCCGGGCCGTCATACGACGGATTCGCCTGATAGCGGTCGTGAGGGTAAACATTAAAGCAAGCCGACTGCGGATTGAATGCGAGCCTTGGCGATGTCGATGTATTCCGCTTCCCGTTCTATCCCGACAAATGCAAAGCCTTCCATCATCGCTGCCTTGCCTGTTGAGCCTGACCCCATGAACGGGTCGAGGACTGTTCCGCTTGGTGGGGTTACAAGTCGGCAGAGGTATCGCATGAGGTCGGTGGGCTTGACGGTGGGGTGGTGGTTGCGTGATCCGCTTGTCCTGCCTGCCCCTGCCCTTGGGCTTTCCATCCCTGCGCTTCCTTCAACACGATCCACGCATTCGCCCGCAGAACGCTCTTGCAATTTTTCACACCCCTCGTCCCTATCCGCTTTGCTTGCTTTGGCGCAGTAGAAGAAACGAGCCGAAGCCCCAAGCAGGTCGGTGGCTTCCTCGCTCCCATCGTGGATGAAGTTGGCGGGCCAGCGGCCAGCGGGCTGCACAAACTCATCTGGCTGCAACCTGCCCAATCCGCTGAACATCGTCTTAGGCGTGCCGCCGCTGTATCCGCCGCCATTGAGGTTATCCTCCGTCCCAACCCTTCCCCCATCCACGTTAATCGCACCCGTCCCGTGTTGTAGTACGTTCTCGGCTACCGTTCCAATCAAGGGCTTCCGAGCCACCGTAATCGGTTCAAGTGCGGGTTTGAGTGCAGTCCCCCAGCCTTGCCATTGCTTTGCTTCGGGGGTGGCGGGGGCGGTGATGAACTCGTTTCTTTGCAAATTGTAATTAGATGCGTTTTCTTGCATCTTTCTGAATGTTGGGTTATTGCCCACCACCTCACGCTCTACTCCTGCCGCCTTATCAATCGCCTTGCTAACGTCAAGCGACTTCGGAAACCCCGACCCATACACCCAAGCAATCATGTCCCGAATCTCAAAGCCTGCGTCCTCAATCCTTACTGCCATTCGGTGCTGCGTCCTCGTTCCTGCAAACGCAAGCAGATGACCGCCCGGCTTCAAGACCCGAAGGCACTCGGCCCAAACGTCAACGCTTGGCACGTCGTAGTCCCACCGCTTCCCCATGAAGGACAACCCGTAAGGCGGGTCGGTTACTATCGAATCAACGGAGCAGTCAGGTAGTGAACGAAGCACCTCCAAGCAGTCGCCATGATGCAGGGTTAGTTTATCAGTCATTGTCGGGAAACAGGGGTTGCTCGATGTGGACCGTGTTCTCCTGCTTGTCAACCAAGCCAAGCAGACGTGAGGCAATGTTGGCCGAGTAAACGCCAGCACTTGAACCCTCCAGCATATCCTTGTCGCAGGTCAGCCTTA